AGATGCATGAGCGCCACCACAAGGCGCACAAGGAGATGAACGACCGCCATCTTGAGGAGGCGAACGTCGCCGCACAAGGACCGGGGGCCGAGGTCGCTCCGGGGGCGCCAGAATCCGGCGCCCCTGGAATGGCTCCGGGGGCGCAGGCCATGGCGACCGGCGCAGGCGGCGGAGCTCCGGGCATGAGCCCAGCAGGCGCCGGGCCGCCTCCAGGGTGACGCCATGGCTTATATGAAGCACATGAAATCGATGGAACTGGATGACGAGGACAAGCTCGACATCCATGAGGCCATGCCCATTCTCAAGCCGGACTATCCTTGCGGCTTGCGGATTTCCCTGACTGAGAAGGAATTCGAGAAGCTCGGACTTGACCACACTGAGGCTGAGGTTGACGGTATGGTGCATGGCTTTTTTATGGGTCGTGTGACCAGCGTCAGCCAGAACCAGAACGGCGACGGCTCGAAATGCTGCCGGGTCGAGATCCAAATCGAGGATCTCGGGATTGAGTCCGAAGACGAGGAAAACGAGGGAGAGGATTGATGGTAGCTCGCCTCAAAGACACCTCCTACGGACATCATCGGAACGCACCCCCGGAGTTAACGGCCAAACCGGAGCCGAAGGCCGAGCCCCGGAAGGACGAGCTTTTCGGCGCGATCGCGAAGCCCGAGGCAAGACCCAAGGCAGAAACCAAGCCAGCACCCAAGTCGGAGCCGAAGCCCGCGCCCAAAAAGGCGGATGAGGCCGACGGCGACGACGAGGAAGACCTGGACGAAGGCGAGGAAAAGGATGCGCCTTGACCGCATAGTTCTGTGGGGTCTCATTGTGACGGCGCCGGCGGCCGCTCTCGCGCAAGGGATTCTCCAGCAGGCCGGGCCCGGCACCCAAGGCCACGCGCCCGCCTACGCCAATCCCGCTCAGACGGGCTCCCAGCCCGTCGTGATCGATTCCGGGCCCGCTTCCGGCGGTGGGCCTGGAGTCGGCCTCTCCGAGCTCAACGTCACCGCTCGAGGAACCGGCACCGCGCCGTTCGGCGGCCAAGGCACCGGGGCACAAGGCACGATCGTCTGCTTCCAGGACGCGCCCAGCAACTCCGTCGGCGGCTATCATTGGCTCTGCTTTTCGGCCAACGTGTCCGGGAATGGGCTGATTTCCTACGGTGCGGCTGGCGTCGCTACTCCTGGGACGCTCAATTTCAACGTGAACGGCACCGCCATCGCGCCCGTCACTTGCCCGACCGGCACTCCGACCTCTTCCTTTGCGACCGTCAACGGGATTGTCACCCATTGCTGAACGGGGGCGCCCATGGCGGTTACGTCAAACGACGTTGCGAACGAGGCGATCCAGCTCATCGGAGATAACCAGCCGCCCGTGACCGGGCAGGCGCCGAACTTCGACAGCTCGACCGCCGGAATCGCCCTCTCCAAGCTCTACGGTCCATGCGTCCAGACCGTCGGCCGGCAATTCGCCTGGGACATGGCGCGGCAGACGATCGCCCTCACCCTGAGTGGCAACACTGCGCCCTTCCCCTGGTCCTTCGAGTACCTGTACCCGACGAACGGGATTGAGGTGTGGCAGGTTCACCCGAGCACATCGCCGGACGTAAACAACCCGCTTCCCGTCAATTGGAACGTGGCGAACAACGTCATCGGGGGCCAGCAACAGCGGGTGGTCTGGTGCAATCTGGCAACCGCCTACGTCACCTATAACAACAATCCGAACGAGAACACATGGGATAGTCTCTTTAGAGAGGCTGTGGTACGACTGCTAGCGTCCGAGCTCGCCATGGCGCTTGCCGGCAAGCCGGATGCGGCCGAGATGTATCTCCAGTCCGGCGGCGCGTTTGAGACGGTCGGTGAATCCCGTGAGGACTAAATGGTCGCCAGCCTCCAGAGCCCAGCGGACATCGTAAATGCGGCCCTCACGCGCATAGGCTATCACGATCGCGTCGGCTCTCTCTATGAGGGCTCGAAGGCCGCTAAGAAAAGCCTCGACATCTACAGCCAAACTCGCGACGAGATGCTACGCACCGGCAATTGGCCGTTCTCCCGCCGGGACGTGCTCGCGACCCTCATCAAGGCGGCCCCGGTCGGGGGCTACACGCCCCTTACCCCGTGGTCAAGCACCTACCCGCCGCAGCCGTGGGCGTATGAATATGCCTATCCGCCCGATTGCATAAAGGTGGGTGCCGTCAAGCCCCAATCGGTCTTCACCCCGAATTTCACGCCGCAGCCGTTCATCTTTGCGGTTGCGAACGATGGCAATCAGCGCGTCATCCTCTCCGGTGTGCCGAGTGCAATCGTCACCTACACGGGGCAGGTCACCGACCCCACGCAAATGCCGCCCGATTTCGTCGAAGCCTTCATGGCCTCCCTGGCTCGGCGCCTGCTCCCGATCCTCGGCGACCCGAAGATGCTACAGGCCGAGGCGCAGGACGAGGTTGTTGAGACAGCGATTGCGGACCGGCAGCAGGGGTAAGCCATGGCCTATATCCCCACGGACATCTGCCAGCAGGCGATCGACTCAGCCGGGATCGAATATCTCTTGGGTGACCTTGAGGACGGCAGCCGTCCAGCCCAAGTCTGCCTCCGCGCCTACCGAGAGTGCCTCAAGCAATTGCTGCGCGGAGCCAATTGGGCCTTCGCCCGGAAGACTATCCAGCTTCAGCTCTTGGCGGATGCGACCGGCAACACGCCCAACGTCGGGACGATCGTGCCTGTGCCCTGGGTCTACGAATATGCTTTGCCTCCTGATTGCGTGAAGGTTCGGTTCATCCCGTGGAACCAGCCACAGCAGAATCCGGGCATTCCGCCGGGCAACATCACGCCGCCGAATCCGGGCTCGCCGATCGTTACGGGACTCGGAAATCCGCAGGTTGGCACCGGATTTGTCCGGCCCGCGCGGTTCGTGATCGCCACAGACGCCAATTATCTGCCGGCGAATCCGGGCTACGACACTCCGGGGATGTCGCCGGAGGGGCAGACGGTCATTCTCACTAACGTCCAGAATGCGTTCCTGGTCTACACGGCGCTGATGGATTATCCGAGCGTGTGGGACCCGCTCTTTCGATCGGCTCTCGTCGCCTACATTTCGAGCGAAATCGCGCTGCCCCTGTCCCAGGACAAAAAGTTTGGCATCGCCATCCGACAGCAGCAAATTGTCCTTGCGAAGTCCAAGATCGAGCAGGCGCGCATACGCGATGGAAACGAAGGCTTCTACTCGTCCAACCTGGCGGTTGATTGGATGCGCGCAAGGTGGACCGGCGGCGCGGGCGGCTGGGGCAACAATTGGGGCGACGGCGGTGGTCCGGCCGTCCCGTGGGGAGGGTGGGGCTGGGACTCTGTTTCCTTTGGAGATGGGACGGCCTACTAGGATCGTGCGAAGGAACCGAAATGTTTTTCTGCTGCTCGCAAGTACGCTGCACTGGCGTCGTCAAGACTGTCGAAACGTCCGATATGGGTAGATTTTCCTCCTATTTTTATCTGAGCACACCATCTACCGTCTTGCCAAAATACCCCTTTGCGTCCCGACTTGTTGTTACTTTTTTTCCTCGCATTGCGACTGTTCTCGGTTACTGTTGCCTCTCTAAGGTTCGACAATCGATTGTCGTTCCGGTCTCCGTTGATGTGGTCTATTTGGGCTGTCGGCCAGTTGCCAAAGACATACAGCCACGCGAGCCGATGAGCACGATAGAGAAATCCGTCTATCTTTATATTGATGTAACCGTCTCTGTCCGGGGTTCCTGCAATCGTGCCGGCTCGTACTTTTCTTCTATGCACCTTCCAGCTAAAAACTCCTGTATCGCGGCAGTAGTGCAATACTTCACGAAGACGCTGCGGCGTGGTATGAATAGATTTAGCCATCTGAGTGCTCCTACACTTGGATCGGCGAGGGGGCCATGGCCGTTCACAGCGGTTTTTGGTCCCCGTCTCTTTAGCATTTAGGCTGGGGCACTACAATGGCTACGCCTCTTTTAATCCCGGCCTTCACGAACGGCGAGGTAGCGCCCAATCTTTTCGGGCGGCAGGACTTGGCCAAATTTCACACGTCCGCAAGCACAATGCGGAACATGTATGTGAACTATCGCGGGGGTGCCTACTCGCGTCCGGGCACCAGATTCGTCAACTACTCTGGTCAGACATCGCGGAAATTTCCGCCTCGGCTGATACCGTTTCAATTTTCGATCAATCAGGGGCTTATCCTGGAATTCGGCAATTTCTATATGCGTGTTGTTTCGGATGGCTCTCTCGTGGGAGAGCTTCCCATTCCGATTACAAACGTGACGCAAGCTGATCCCGGAGTCGTCACGGCGGCGGCGACATCTGGGACCTCTGCCACCGCGATCAACACTGGCGTGACGTCCTCTTACAACACCGGCGATGCGGTTACCTTTGCGGGAGGTTCGTTCTCGGACCCAGCCAGGATTACGGTCACCTCGACCATCCTCTTGTCTGCCGCGGTGAATGCGCCAGGTCACAATTACGCTCCTGCCGAGACGATTTCGCTCGCGGGCGGAACATTTTCAACGGCTGGCGTCGTCACTATCTCGACCACACAGCTTGTCTCTGCAACGATAGCCGCTGCGGGAACAGGGGGCACCCCCGGCAACGCCACCGTCATAGGTACTACCGGCACCGGGACCAAATTTCAGGTCGCGGTCACTATCAATGCTGGCGGCGGCATCACTTCCATCAACTCCATTGTCACCGGCGGATCCTACACCGTCAATCCGACCTCTTTGGGCAATGAGCCAGTCACCGGGGGCGGCCTTGTGGGGGCGCAACTTAGCGTCACGATGGGAGTTCAATCCGTCTTTGTTTCGACGGGAGGAAGCTACACCGTCAATTCCGCTAATCTAACTCAGTCGTCCTCGAGCGGGATCGGCACTGGCGCCACTTTTCAATCCGCTTTCTTTGGCATTCTTACGCTCAGCTTTGTCGATCCAGGAGTCTACACGACTCATCCGGCAAATCCGATATCACAGGCCTCTACAAATGGTACCGGCCTCGGCGTGCAATTCAATGCCACATGGGGAACGGGAACGGCAAATGGGCTGAAGACGGGAGATTGGGTCTTCATCTTCTTTGTCGAGGGGATGACCCAGCTCAACGGGCAGACTTTCATAATCAATGTCCTGACTCCGACCACCTTCCAGCTCTTGGACGTTTTCGGGAATCCAGTGAACACCGGCTTATTCAATGCCTATATCGGTGGAGGACAGCTTTCTCGCATCTTCACACTGCCGACCATCTATTCTGAGGCCGACCTGGAATATCTGAAGTTTGTTCAATCCGCCGATGTAATGACAATATGCTGCGTTAATCAGGTCACGGGCACAGAATATCCTCCGCAGGACTTGGCGCGGATAAGTGATACAGATTGGACCTTTACTCCAGTCGTACCGAAGCCGACGATAGCCGCACCATTCTTGGCTGACTTTTTCCAAACATTTTCTCCTGGAGTGACGGGCCCCTTTGGATGCTCGTATGCCTATCAAGCCACCGCTTTTTCAAGAATTGACGGAACGGAAAGTGTGGCCTCGAATACAAATGCCATCGCTGGGTTGCTGGACATTGCTGTAGCTCCGGGCACGAATTCGCTTTTCGTTGATGCGGTACCGAATGCTGCGGGTTACAATTTTTATAAAGCCGAGCCGTCCTACTCTGGTATTCCTCCGGCAGGGGTGCTCTTTGGTTTCATCGGCTCATCAGTGGGGACCAGCTTCAACGACACGAATATCATTCCGGACTTTCAGCAAGTGCCTCCCACGCATCAGAATCCGTTCGCGCGTGGGCAGATTCTTGCGGCATCCCCATTGTTCACGGGCGCTGGTTACACGTTTGCCAATGTTATCATAAACACTTCGACGGGAAGCGGGGCCGTCATTGAGGCTATCGTCACCCAGGGAGGAGTGGCCGGTTATCTCGTCGTAGACAACGGCATGGATTATGCGCCTACCGATACGGCGACTGTCACTGGAGATGGATCGGGCGCTGCGGTCACAATTACGATTGGGCCTCAAACCGGCACCTACCCAAGCGTACCAAACTATTTCCAGCAGCGCCGGGTGTTCGGCAATTCGTTGAACAATCCCGACACCTATTGGATGAGCCAGCCAGGGGCGTTCACCAACTTTGACGCCCGTATTCCCACTATTGCCTCTGACGCCATCACCGGAAGCCCGTGGGCATTGCAGGTTAACGGCATTCAGTGGTTTGTCATCATGCCGGCTGGGTTGGCAACCTTCACCGGGCAATCGGCGTGGCTGCTGGTCGGGTCTGGCAGCTTCGCCACCAACGTCCAGCCGATATCGCCGTCAAGTCAGGTCGCCCAACCTCTTGCCTTCTCTGGATGCTCGGCGACGCTGCCGCCGATCAAAATCAACTATGACATTCTCTATGTCAGTTCCAAGGGATCGTACTACTACGATCTTCCCTATCAGCTCTATGCTTTGTCGGAGCCGATCGACCTTACAAATTTTTCGAGTCATCTCTTCGACTTCTTCTCCTTTCGCGAGCACACGTGGGCGGAAACGCCATTCAAGATCGTGTGGACCGTGCGCAGCGACAACACTCTTTTGTCCTTGACCTACCTGAAGCAGCAGACGGTCGCCGGTTGGGGGCGGCATGACACGAATGGGCTGTTCTGGAGCGTGGCCTCCATTGTGGAGAACGTCATTGCCACGCCGCAAATCGGTCTTCCGACCCCGAAGGCTGATGCCGTGTATTTCATCACGGAGAGGATGCCGGGATGACGCTCGCCGCCACCCTCACCAATTCGTCCTCGCCGCCCGCGGCCGCAGTTTTCACGTCCGAGGACGGGATTGTTTGGACAAGGAGAAATACCCCAAATGCGTTGGAGTGGTACGACATAGCGTGGTCTCCAGATGTCAATATCTTCGCCTCTGTTGCGTTCACCGGATCGTCGGCCTCTATGGAGGCCATGTCATCGCCAGACGGATATACGTGGACAGCGCAGACAGCAATCGCCTCCGCGGCATGGGACGCAATCGCCTGGTCGCATGAACAGGGAATATTTGCCGCCATTTCCTTTATCTCCGGGACCGGCGGCGGCCCCGGCTTGGTTATGTCGTCCCCAGACGGCATGAATTGGACGGCGAAAGGAACGCTTGGAGAACCGAATGACATCGTATGGGCTCCGCCCCCTATCGG